CAGGATTGTTTGAAGTTGATTCGTCCCAGCCCATTATTACGGCTGGAGAAAGGTGCAAAATATTTGCAAGTGCGACAATCTTATCTCTTCGCATATTAGCAATTTCTCCGGATTCCCATCTAGAAACAGTTCCCTCGCTTACGCCTATTGCATCAGCAACTTGTTTCATGGTTAACTCTAATTCTTTTCGTCTGTTTTTGATAACATCCTTTACTTCCATAAATAAATCTCCTACAAGTGTTATATGGGCTATTATATTACAAGGCTTGCATATATGCAATTTGTTTTTGCTTACATAAACAAAAAACTTGCATAAACGCATTGACAAAGAGAAAGGGCTGGTGTATTATTAACTTGCGTAAACGCAAGATATTATTTGTTTGTGAAAGTGAGGTGATGAGATGTTTGATAAGAACAGGCTAAAAGCGCAAATGGTCCTCGTGGGTATTTCTACCAAGGAATTAGCCAAGCGGCTAGGTATCGACGAATCAACATTGTATCGAAAGATTCAAAATGATGGCAGCTTTACGAGAAGCGAAATCAACCAAATGATTGAGATTCTTGGAATAGAAAACCCTAATGAAATTTTTTTTGCAGAACGACTTGCGTAAACGCAAGTAGATTACCTGCTGGGCAAATAGGAGGTGAAGAACAAAATGAAATGGAAGATAACCACAGATGTTGTTAAGGACAGAGACTACCTTTCGTGGGTAGTAGACGCTCACAGCATAGAAGACGCTGCCCAGATCGGGCGCGGATGCATGCTCGGTGCCGGCATTACAGAGCCTGACAGGTTCGAGGTGACATTGTTTGAAGAAGACAAGCAGAGGATCTGTGACAAGCTGCTTCTTGCGCTGCAGCTCACCCGGCACTTGTGCGGCCTGGAAGATCTCAGGTATGAGGATGACATGGTAATAGCCACGTACCGTGACGGATACACAAAGCTGATATCTGTCGAGTGCGACAGCGGCATTGCCATGATCAACGACATCTTAAAGAGGTTAATGAGATGAAAGTCATACATGTGCTGAAAGACGGCACAAGGCTTGAAGAAATATCGGGGCATGTCGTTAAAGGCCTGCCGGAGTTTTATCGGATCCTCAACAAGATCCGGGAAAGGAACGCTTGTGAAACTGATCGGAGCTGTGGCGGTGATTGCAGGAATAATACTCGTATTGGGAACAGCCGGTGCCTGTGACTGTGACATGATCAGCATAGCCCACGCCGCCTTCAGGACGACCGCAGGACTGGCAGCTGCGCTTTTCGGCGTAGTGATGTACAAAAAAGCATAAAAAGAAGACCGCTCCCGAAGGATAACGGCCAAACCAAAAATAATCATTTAGAGAGTAACCGAAAAGCCATGAATTGTCAAACATTAAAGGACAGGGATCGAAAGATCTGCAAGAACTGCAGGCATGCATACAGGCGCAGCCCTCTGGAATACAGATACGGCGGATATGAGCATAAATACCTGTGCTGCTGGCGCCATAGGAAGCATTGTGAGTATAAGTATGCGTCTGATGTTTGCGACGATTTTAAACCGGTCTGACAAATGGGAGGATATGAGAAAAAGAATGAGTGTAAAGATTAATAATCTGGAAATCGAAAATGTGAAGAGAGTCAAGGCCGTACAGTTGAAGCCGACAAAAGACGGATTGACGATCATCGGAGGAAAAAACAATCAAGGCAAGACCTCGGTCCTTGATGCTATAGCATGGGCCTTGGGCGGAGAAAAGTTCAAGCCATCACAGGCGGAGCGAGCAGGATCAGTAACACCGCCGAATCTCAGGATCACATTGAGTAATGGTCTTATTGTAGAAAGGACGGGCAAAAACTCAACTTTAAAAGTAACAGATCCATCCGGACGGAAGGGTGGTCAAAAGCTGCTCGATGCATTTGTGGAAAAGCTGGCGCTTGATCTCCCGAAATTCATGGAATCGTCGAACCGGGATAAAGCAAACATCCTGCTGCAGGTGATTGGCGTTGGAGATCAGCTTAGTGCGATTGAGACAAAAGAAAAAGAGCTGTATCAGGAACGTACAGCTATAGGCAGGATAGCTGACCAGAAAAAGAAATATGCGGATGAGCAGCCGTATTATCCGGATGTGCCGGATGAACCCGTATCAGCAGTGGAGCTTATAAAAGAACAGCAGAATATATTAGCCAGAAACGGAGAAAACCATAGGAAAAGAGAGCTGGCAAATGAACTTGAGCGTAGAGTTGAGAGGATTGAAAGAGAGCTTTCTGAAACATACGGAAAAGCGGCTGAAATAGAGAAAAAGCTGGAGATGCTTAAGGAAGAGTATAACAAGGCTGCCGAGGATAAGGAAATAGCTTTAAAAACGGCAGCGGAACTGGAGGACGAGTCAACTGCAGAGCTGGAAGAATCTATTGCAAATATAGATGAGATCAACAGAAAAGTACGAGCCAATCTGGATAGAGAAAAAGCTCAGGCAGATGCGGATATGTATCGCAGACAGTATGATGAGCTTACAGATCGATTAAGTAAAACCCGCAAAGAAAAACTTGATCTGCTTAGGTCTGCAGATCTGCCGCTTCCTGGACTTACTGTAGTGGAAGGAGAACTGGTTTACCAGGGGCAGCGCTGGGACAACATGTCGGGTTCGGAGCAGCTTCGCGTGGCTACAGCCATTATCCGAAAACTCAATCCGGACTGTGGATTCGTTTTGATCGACAAGCTTGAGCAGATGGATCTCGACACATTAAATGATTTTGCGAAGTGGTTGGAAGATGAAAGTCTACAGGCTATCGCTACAAGGGTATCAACCGGTGATGAATGCAGCATCATTATCGAAGACGGATATGCGGTGGAAGCAGATACAAAACAGCCGGTATCTGCGGTTGTAAAAGACTGGCGGAGCTTTGCAGTATAGGAGGGTTAAATGGAAATTACCAGAGGAGTAATTAAAGGAGCAAAAAAAGTAGTTGTTTATGGACCTGAGGGAATAGGAAAAACAACATTTGCGTCGAAATTCCCTGATCCGGTCTTTATAGACACAGAAGGTTCAACGAAAAATCTGGATGTGGCAAGGCTTCCGGCACCTTCGTCGTGGACGATGCTCAAGGAATCGGTACGATATGTAGTTCAGAATCCTGATTGCTGCAAAACACTTGTAATAGATACTGCCGACTGGGCGGAAAAGCTGGCCATACAATCAGTACTCGATGAGCATGGAAAGAACGGCATTGAAGATTTTGGTTACGGTAACGGTTACAGATATGTGTATGAACGCTTCGGACAGCTTTTGAATCTGCTTAATGATGTGATCGAAAAAGGGATAAATGTAGTCATTACGGCTCATGCGATCCTTAAAAAGTTTGAGCAGCCAGACGAACTTGGAGCATATGACAGATACGCTTTGAAGCTCATAGACAGTCCTAAAACGTCAATTGCAGCAGCTGTAAAAGAATGGGCGGACATGGTGCTTTTTGCAAACTATAAGACCATTGTAATTACAGACAGTAAGACGAAAAAATCAAAAGCCCAAGGCGGCAGGCGGGTCATGTATACGAGCCACCACAGTTGTTGGGATGCCAAAAACAGGTTTGATCTTCCGGAGGAGCTTTCATTCGATTACTCAGAGATATCACATATTTTTGAAAACAACGCTAAAAAAAGCAAGTCGAACACTGAAGAGAAAGATGTAGATGCCGCGGAAACACAGCAGATCCTTATTAAGGAAAGAAGCACAGAACCTGAAGAGATCAAGTCAAACGAAACAGAGGCAGCCAATGTGAAAGAACCTGTCTCTGATCAACCGCACACCCTTGAATACGAACGGCAGCAGCAGCCTGTTAAAGAAGCGGATCTTGACAAAAGGATCCCAAAAGCTCTGAGAGATCTGATGTTTATCGACAACATTAGCGAATGGGACATTGAAAACTATACGGAAGCAAAAGGCTTTGTCCCTTTCGGAACTAAACTTTGGGATTATGAATCAGTAAATCCAGGCATCATAAAAGGTCTTTTCGTAGCACAATGGACCAAGGTGAGAGATCAGATAAGACAGGCAAGAAAAGATCAGGAAATACCATATTAAAATAAAAGCACATAGAAAGGGAAAATAAGAACATGGCAAACACAAACGGATATGAATTGGATTGGGACAGTACGATAGAACAGGACGAACAGCAGTACAGGACCTTAGATGAAGGCGACTACGATTTCATAGTTGATAGAGTGGAAAAAACATATGTAGGTGATAATTCCGAAAAATACGCAGGAACAAAAATGGCCGTAGTTTATTTCAACATTCAGGTGCCGGGAGCAGAAGAGGTTCAGATAAAAGAGAACTTTATCCTGCACAGCAACTTTGCATGGAAAATCGGCAGTCTCCTCGTATCGACAGGATTAAAGAAAAAAGGAGAGCCTATCGCCGGCAGATACTGGGACAAGCTTCCGGGAACCAGAGGGCGCTGTAAGATAGTTCAGACATCAGGCAAAAGGAATCCGGATCAGAAATTCAATAACATAAATACATTTTACGCTCCGGATGCAAAGAGTGACAGCGGGAAGAATAAATGGGCAGTGTGATATCTCTTAGGCCATACCAACAGGAGGCAGTCGAATCGATCATAGCAGGTTGGGATAATGGCTGTAAAAAGCTGCTGCTGGTACTGCCGACGGGAACGGGTAAGACGATCGTATTTTCCTCAGTAGTAAATGAATGCGTAAAACGAGGTAAGCGAGTGCTGATCATGGCGCATAGGGGCGAATTACTCGAACAGGCGGCAGATAAGCTGCAGAAGAGCACGGGACTTTCCTGTGCTGTGGAAAAAGCAGAGCAGACATGTTTCGGATCGTGGAGCAGAGTAGTTGTAGGTTCGGTACAATCGCTGGCCAGAGAGTCACGCCTTAAAAAGTTTCCGAAAGATTATTTCGGAACGATCGTTATCGACGAAGCACATCACTGCATCTCGAATACATATCAAAGCGTGCTGGGGCACTTTACGGAAGCGAATGTACTGGGAGTCACAGCTACTCCGGATCGTGGAGATATGAGGGATCTTGGCACGTATTTTGAAGATATAGCTTATGAGTACACTCTGCCGCAGGCTATAAGGGAAAAATACCTGTGCCCGATAAAAGCTCTGACGATACCGCTTAAGATCGATATAACAAATGTTGGTATTTCATCAGGTGATTTTAAAGTCGGTGAGATCGGCACGGCGTTGGATCCATATCTGGAGCAGATCGCAGTTGAGATGATAAAGCACTGTAAGGATCGCAAGACGGTCGTGTTTCTGCCGCTTATAGCCACGTCTCAGAAGTTTCGTGACATATTAAATGCTCATGGATTTAATGCGGCGGAAGTAAACGGCAACAGTGACGATCGGGCAGAGATACTTCGGGACTTTGATGCCGGAAAATACAATGTGCTGTGTAATTCAATGCTCCTTACAGAAGGCTGGGACTGTCCGTCTGTAGATTGTGTAATAGTGCTCCGGCCGACGAAGGTGCGCAGCCTTTACAGTCAGATGGTAGGACGCGGCACCAGGCTTTCTCCGGAGACCGGCAAAGAACATTTGCTGTTGATCGATTTTCTATGGATGACGGAGAGACATAGTTTGTGCCATCCGGCGTCGCTTATATGTGAGGATCCTGATGTTGCAGCACAAATGACAAAGACGCTGGCAGAAAAAGCAGGAGCTGCTATGGATATCGAAGACGCAGAAGCCATAGCAGCAGATGATGTACAGTCGCAAAGAGAAGAAGCCTTGGCAAAACTTCTTGCCGAGCAGCGGCGAAAAAAAGCGAAATTAGTTGATCCGCTGCAATTCGAAATGTCCATACAGGACATGGATCTGGTCAATTATGTGCCTCCATTCGGGATGGCAATGCAGCCGCCAAGCGAATTCCAGAAGAAAGAGTTGGAAAAGCTGCAGATCAATCCGGAAGGCGTGGAGTCATCCGGAAAGGCTGATCTGCTGATAGAGAAAGTAAAGCAGCGGCGCATGGAAGACATGGCTACTCCCAGACAGATAAGGCAGCTTGAAAACAGAGGCTTTCAGAATGTAGGCAAATGGTCTTTTGAGCAGGCAAGAAGGCTGATTGACCGGATTGCAGGGAATGGATGGAAGACACCCAGAGAAATCAATCCGCAAAAATATATACCGCCGTTTATAGAAGAAACTAACGGACTGAGCTGGTAAGAATATGAATAATCAGGTAAACATCGAAAATTTATTGGCATATATCAATCCTGCAGCATGCAGCTACTCGGAGTGGGTAACCGTGGGTATGGCGCTTAAACAGGAAGGTTTCTCTGTAAATGTATGGGATGAATGGTCAAGGAACGACCACAGATACAAGGCCGGGGACTGCGAGAAAAAATGGAAATCATTTCAAGGAAATGCCATGCCGGTAACAGGCGGGACGATCTACCAGATGGCGCTGGATGGCGGTTATAAGCCGGACACCGGTTATGAACTGGATTGGGACAGCCCGATAGACTGTGATGGAATAGTCGTAGATCAGAACTGGATCGAAAACCAAGAGATCGAGGAACCGAAACAATGGCATCCTGCACAGCAGCTGAAGCTGTATCTGGAGACGCTGTTCGAACCCGGGGAGACCGTAGGGATTGTTACAAAGTCCTGGAAGAACGAAAAGGGTAAATACATACCAAAGGATAAAGGCCTTTATAACAAGACGGCCGGACAGATCATAGAGCAGCTTGAAAAATACGGCGATGACCTCGGCAGTACATTAGGTGACTACGAGAAGGAAGGCGGTGCCTGGATCCGTTTCAATCCGCTTGACGGTAAAGGCGTCAAAAACGAAAATGTAACGGAATACAGATATGCGCTTGTTGAGTCAGACGATATGGAGCTTGAAAAACAGAATGCCATTCTCCGCGAGATGGAGCTCCCGATTGCAGCGCTTGTGTATTCCGGAGGCAAATCATTACATGCCATCGTTAAGATCGATGCGGCAGATTACGTGGAGTATCGTAAACGAGTAGATTATCTGTATTCGATCTGTGAAAAGAACGGATTGTCAATAGATCCACAGAACCGGAATCCGTCCAGATTGTCAAGAATGCCAGGCTGCGTTAGAGGCGATAAGAAGCAGTTCATCATCGATACTAATATCGGAAAAAGCTCGTGGAATGAGTGGCAAGAATGGATTGAGGCAGTGAATGACAATCTGCCGGATTTCGAAAGCCTTAAATCACAGTGGGATAATCTGCCGGAGCTGTCAGGGGAACTAATAAAGGGAGTCCTCCGGCAAGGACATAAAATGCTGATATCAGGACCGTCTAAAGCAGGAAAATCATTTGCTCTCATCGAGCTTTGTATTGCTATAGCAGAAGGCAAGAGGTGGCTTGCATGGCCATGTACAAAAGGACCGGTGCTGTACGTAAATCTGGAGCTTGACAGAGCATCCTGCCTGCATAGGTTTCGGGATGTTTATAGTACGTTAGGTATCAGGCCTTCAGCGCTAAATAACATCGATATTTGGAATCTGAGGGGAAAAGCCGTACCGATGGATAAGCTCGCTCCGAAACTCATAAGAAGGGCACAGAAAAGAGGCTACATGGCCATAATCATTGACCCGATATATAAAGTCATAACGGGTGATGAGAACAGTGCTGACCAGATGGCTAAATTCTGCAATCAGTTCGATCTGGTTTGCACGGAGCTGGGCTGTGCGGTGATTTATTGCCACCACCATTCGAAAGGCTCTCAGGGGCAAAAGAAAGCGATAGACCGGGCATCCGGATCGGGAGTATTTGCCAGAGACCCGGACGCAGTACTTGATCTGATCGAGCTCGAGACAACGCCGGAGCTGATGGACCAGCAGGAAAACAAAGGGATCTGCAAAATCTGCGATGCCTATCTGGATTCTCATCGACTCTGGAATCTGATAGATGCGTCGGATGATGATCGATTAAACAGTAAGAAGTTCCTGTCAATATGTGAAAACACTCTTTGTGCTGATGATCTGCATAAGTGGCAATGGAGTGCCCTACAGAAACAGGTCGAAGAGGAACGGAAGATCGTACGTAGTATGACGGCATGGCGGATCGAAGGAACTCTTCGAGAGTTCCCGAAATTCGAACCAGTAAATCTGTGGTTTCGATATCCGGCGCATTATCTGGATGAGTCGGACGTGCTGCAAGATATAAGTCCGGACATGGAAAAAAGCGGATATGAAAAAATGCAGGAAGTTAAGAAGAAAAAAACACAGCAGGAAAGGGCAGATGACTTAAGTGCGTTAACAATAGCTTTTGATGGTCTGGAAGAAGATGGAATAGCAGCAGTTGCGGATATTTCAGAAGAAATAGGGAAGTCGCCGGATACTATAAAAAGATGGTTCGGAAATGGAAAGCGCTCAAGAAAAGAATTTAAAAAACTGTTTGATTCGTATGTAGATTCCGATGATAAGCGATTGTATTTGAAGCGTAAAGAGACTACGGACGAACAGGGACAATCGGATAATCCCCTATAGGGACGTATACAGGGACACACGAGGTTTTGCGAGCGTCCCTATCAATAGGGACACACGTGACTTTAGCGAGCGTCCCTATACGGACAAGATATAGGGACGCTCGCACCTACTACGTAGGTAGTATGTCCCTACCCGTCCGGGGTGGGTATGGTAGGGTGGGTGCATAGGCACACCCACCTTACCCGACCCCAGACAGGACAAAACGCGCGAGAAAAAAAGGAGGACGCATGATTGAATTTTTTATGCCGATGGATCCGCCGACTGCAACATCACAGGAACATCAGATTATGGTGAAAAACGGCAAGCCGGTGTTTTATAAACCGGAGCGGGTAAGAGCTGCAAAGCAAAAGCTACTTGCGCATCTGGCAAAGCATAAGCCGGAGCAGCCATATACGTGCGGAGTGCAGTTAGTGACAAAGTGGTGCTTTGCGCCGCATAACAGAAATCAAAAGTCTGGTACGTACCGTATAACGAAGCCGGATACAGACAACCTGCAAAAGATGCTTAAGGATTGTATGACTGATTGCGGATTCTGGCAGGATGACGCTCTTGTGTGCAGTGAGATCGTTGAGAAGTTCTGGGCGGATATACCGGGGATATACATTCGGATCAGCGAGGTGTGATTGGTATGGAGATTGAGTTTTACTGGCACATCATGACAGATGCATGGAAACTGCTCAAAAAGTATTATGACCAGGCAGTAAGTACAAATGCCGCAACGGAAGATGAAGCGTGGAAATGGTGGCTTGAACAACTGACACCTGAAGCAAACGCTATGACTGAGAAATATAACAATCCGTTTTGCAAGAAAATAGTACTTGCTGTTATGGGTGCGCTTGAAGCTGAAGGCAAACGATAAAAGGATAGTGGCTATGGGAAAAACAGGAAAAATACTAAGAGAGGCAAAACGTCAGAACGTAACTTACACGTTCACTAAGGCTGAGCTGGAGGCCAGAGACAAACAGCTTTTACTGGAGCATGAAGAACGTCTCAGAGTAAAGACTGCCGCTGCCGTGGATCAGGAATGGCGTGATCGGGAACAGAAGCTGAAAGAGATCATCGAGGATGAATGGAATAAGCGTATGGAGCTGTTTAATTCGAATGATCCGGATAGCAATCTTATTGAATTCACGAGACTGGCTTTCATGATACCTTTCCGCGCACTCGTGGAGTGGTTTGGCTGGAAGCCGGCAAAACCTAATAAAGACGGTACGCCAAACGGGCGGTATAACATAGTGCGCCTGCACGATCTTTGCGCCATAGCAATAAATGACATAGTGAACGACGAGTTTAAGGATCTGCGCGATTACAGTAAAGAGTCGGAAAAAATCACCGGAATTGATTTCCGGTTAGGCGAAGGAGGATGGTCATGAGAATAGATGTGGAGAAGTTTAAAGAATGGCTGAAGGAACAGGCGGATTACGCCAGAGACGATATGAGAAGATACGCGATCAAAGAACAGTATGAGGATGCAGTAGCATCGCGCGAAGAACTGACTCTTTACACTTATTTGATTGATTGCATAGAGAGGCCTGACTATAACGAAGCGAATTGGGTGATAGAAGATGACTGAAGAAAAGACGCTGCTTCAAAAATTACAGAACATGACAGATAAAGAGCTTGCTTTATGGCTCTGCAAATACAAATATCCGGGGTACGATCAGGCGCTTGATATTGACAGAGCCAGATTTGACAGAACTTTGAAGATGCTAAGGAGTAAGGATGATTAAGTTAATAGTAGCAGCAATCATAGCACTGGCAGCGCAGCCACAGGATCTGTCGATAGTATGTCCGGAAATGAATATAGCCGCTGCAGATGTAAATAAGATAGAGAGCGGGAATCTTCCCTCTCCGGAGCTGCCTGATCAGGATCCTGAGGCGCTGGCAGCGGAACCGGATCAGGAACCGGAGCAGCTGGCGGACCAGGAAGCAGAACTTGAAGAGTTCTATACAGAGCCACAGGAAGAAATGCCGACTCCGGCAGATGAGTTTGCTTATTCTGAATGGATACCTTTGGGTGTTTACCATGTGACGCATTATTCTGCCGAAGCGTGCGGAAATGCCATCGGAGCAAGAGGAAGGCCGGGCGGCCTGATCGAGGGCGAGTCAATAGCGATGCCTGAAGACTGGATGCTTGGGCATACGGTCTTAGTAGAAGGATATGGATTCTTTACAGTGGATGATATAAGCCCGGACGGAGTGGCGGATATTTTCCACTGGTATGAAAAGGATGCCGTAGGCGAGGATTGGCAGATGGTTTATCTCATGCAATGACCACAAAAAACTTAATAAGTAAAGCGAAAAAATAAAAAATGATGGATAAGTTTATCGAATTAACAAGTGTGAGACATGATCAGAAAATAATCATAAATATTAACAAGATCTTAATAGTGATGTCTGAAAGAATCGGAAGCAGCATCATATTACAAGGACGGGAAGATGTGCCGCTGCCAGTAACGGAAGAGTATGAGCGACTGAAAGAGATCCTTGTTACAAAGGGATAGTCGCAATAAATACTAATGAATGCTACTTATTGCAACTTAATACTAACTTAAAAACAACTTTTAGGAAGGAAGTAAACCAGTATGAGCTGTGACAGCAAATGTATTCACTGCAAGTATTTTATCTTGAAACTGATGCTTAACGGATATGACGGGATTTGCGATCATAGTGATCACGAGGGCTTTACACATTTTAAAGACAACTGTGATGATTTCTATCCGGGTAAGCATCCGATATATTTCAAAGGCAAAGAGGAGGAAGGACATGGTAATTAATATCCCTATTAACTTTGACGAAACAGCTTTTGAAGGAAAAGTATCTGAAGACATTCAAAATCGAGTAGTAGCAGAATTAACCAAAAGGATCGATGACGCCATTGCAAGACGATCCAGTGGTTATTACTACGGTGACAGTGGTAAGCAGGTTATAGACGGTATCATAGCTATGGCGAAAGATGAAGTGTCAAAGGTTATCAACCAATACGAACAGCAAATAATCGAGATCGCAGGGAATGAACTGGCAGCACGTCTTGCGAGGACGAAGAAAGGCAAGGAGATATTGGAGAGGTACGAGGATGAAAGTTGGGAGAACATACATATTTGATTCAGCTCCGCAACAAGTTTTTGATGTATGGGGAAGGCCACTTGTGCTTGTGGGTAAGCATGAGCTGGTTAAGCAGAAGGACACTTTTATGGATAGATTAAAGGGGCGATCTTGGTATGTTGCTGACGGAGAGCTGTTATTATTTCTTCCAAGAAACGGATATGTCGAGACAAGGTGTTTGAGCGAGGTGCGAGAATGAAGGCTTTTACGAGTGAGTGTATAAGATCGTTGATCAAAGCTTTTGAAGAAGAGAGAAAGCAAACTCATTCAACTATAAATCTTATGCACACATATATGCTGATGATTAAGTCAAATAACTGGCTAAAAATGCACAGCTATCCAAAGCGAAGGAAAGGGAGAAGGAAGAGAAAATATGAAAATTGACATTTCGCAAGAGGACTTCGGCACTTTATGCATCTGTGCCATTAGATATTGTCATGGGCGGCAGACATATATGCCGGAACTGGTGCAGGATATTTGCAAGGTGCGCTTAAAAGATCTTTCGGAGAATGACTTGAACGTAATGCTGGAAGATTGCAAATTTCAAGAGAGGATGCATCTTTATGGCGATGAGCGGATAGACAAGCCCGGATGGTTGATCTGGAGAACGGAGATATTGAACGAGCTGAAGAGGAGAGAAGATGAGAAAATTCAAGAACGATAAGGAGCGTATCGCGTTCCTGGAAGATTATCGAAATGAGGATAACGGCTGGCAGTTGTGGAAGGGCGACATGGATCTTCAGCGGAGATGGTGGAGGCTGGAGCTTTCCGGATGGATTTTCATTGTCGAAGAGCAGGAGCGTACATTCACTTGGCCGAATAAACATAAAACATGGATTGTAATACACTGGTATATCCTGCCTGAAGCAGCAGATGCTCCTTTTGGGGATTACGTAGGCAGCAGATCAATGGCCTTGGCCAAGCTTAAAGAAATCGGGAAGGGAGCAAAAAATGAGTGAGCCATTTGACCTGGATAAGTTTGGGAAGATTATGGATGCGTTCATAAAGGACAATCACATTCAGATGCTGATTGACATGCCCGAAGGAACTATAGAGCCAACAGTTACCGATAATGCGAAACTCGGCGGAGTGGTGCAGTTTTATATATTGCTTAATGCTGTAAAGCCTATATATAAGCTGATGTGTGCAAATCTTGGCGGAAAAGATAAATTTGATTACAAAGAATTTTTGAAAAACATATTAAATCTCTTGAGAACAGAGATCATTGAGGAAATGGAGGACGGTAATGAAAGTAATGCTTGATGAAGGCGCGTACATGCCGAATAGAGCGCATGGAACAGACGCAGGATATGATCTGCGGACACGTGAAAGGGTGGTCATACATCCGCATGACTCAAGGGTCATAGATACTGGTGTGCACATACAGCTTCCGGAAGGTAAGTGTGCTGTAGTTGTTAGTAAGTCAGGATTAAATACGCTGTATGACATCACAAGTACAGGCCTGATAGACGAAGGCTTCACAGGGAGCATAAAAGTAAAGCTTTACAATCATGGAGACGTGCCATACATCTTCAACAAAGGGGATAAGATTTCACAGTTTTATATCACAGATTATTACGGATACCCTCTTGAAGAAGTGAAAAGACTGGATCCTTCAGAACGCGGTGACAATGGGTATGGAAGCACGGGGAGATAAAGCATGACAAGAGAAGAAATACTTGACCAGGCAAAACAGATCGTATCTGGAGACAGAGATAAGCAATATGGGCAGCCAGAAGATAATTTTGCCAAGGTCGCAGCGCTTTGGGCAAATTACCTGGAAACTCCGATAGGAGCAGAAGACGTGGCAGCGATGATGATCCTGTTTAAGGTGGCAAGGCTTATCGGCAGCGAATATAAGTCCGTTGATTCGTGGGTCGATATAGCAGGTTATGCTGCCTGCGGCGGTGAGATAGCGATCGGAGATTAACGGAGGTACTTATGGCAAAAACCGGAGCGAAAAGTTTGTGTTTTGAAGGCAAAGGACTTGCCCCGCTGTGGCCGGAACTAGGGATGCTCTGTCGTGTAATAGACAGACCTGCGGTATATGACAGAAATATAACAAGAGAATCTTCAGGATTAAAAAAAGGAGACCTCGTCAGGATCATAAAAATATATCCTAATGTCGTATTGGCAGAAAAGGTCTCTTATAAACAGTCCGAACAACGGTATCAGGAGTGCTTTACCAGACGATGTATGCGACTGACGTTAAAACCTGTAGATATAGAGATGAATAGACATGAGAGCTAAAGAATATCTGAGACAGATAAGAAAACTGGATATTAAGATCAATCAGCGTATCAAAGAACAAGGAGAGCTCCGGAGCAGGATGTTCAGCATAGGAGGATCTTCTACTGACAGTGTCAGGGTGCAGGAGTCAAGAGAAGGGGATAAACTATCAAATGCTGTAAGCGAATATCTTGACATGGAAGCTGAAATCGATGCAATGATCGACGACCTGGTAAATGCCAAGCATCGTATCATAGGGGAGATACAGAGCCTTGAGGATGAACGGTACATGCAGATCCTTTACATGCGGTATGTGGAGTATAAACATTTTTACGAAATAGCAGATGAATTGCATTACTCTCTTGAGCATACTATACGGCTGCATGGCTGGGCTTTAGTGCAATTTGAAAAAGATGTCATAAAATGTCATATTTGAATGTGATATAATGCTATCGTGAAAAACGTGGAGGGCGGCGATGGCTGCTCTTTTTTCAATAACGGATTTAAATGTTATAGCATTCTTTCATAGACTCGGCAAAAGCCTGCGAAAGGATTATATCATAGTTTATACAGAGGATTGCTTCGGCGGTCCTTTTTACGTGGAGAAAACATATGGATCGTATATTACCGATTATAGCTATTGTAGCAGCTGCCGTGGCACTGACTGTGAATATCATGCGTTTATTATAGGCACGACAATAGCCAGAATACTAATAATGATTGCGATAATAGATATTACTTTAGAGAATGAGGCGTCCTTTCTTGCAGAATCTGACTCCGCTTTTGCAATGTCGGCCTGACGCTTGGACTGATCTGCGATTTCTTTTAGATGTATGGCTTCTTTAACAGCTTCTTCAGCCTGTTTGTTTGCTGATTTGGCGATGAGCTTAAGATGTTTGGATTCTTCGACAGCCTGATCGGCCTGAGTTTTAGCGGAGCCGGCCAGATCACGAAGGGATTGCAGCTGTTTTTCGAGAAACAATGAAAGATCGACAGAAAGAGATTCATTTATAAGATACATCCTTCCGGCTTCGGATATGCTGACGATGTCATATTCGTTCCAGCACTTAAAGAAACCGTTTGAAGAGGAGCTTTTAGATCGCTTCGTGGCTGTTACATATTTCTGATTTAACAGGAACTGACATATATTTCTGTCAGGATCCGACAGGTCATCATAGTAGACCGGTGATGAATATATACGTTTAAGCAGGCTGGATTGTTCGGGTGAAAGTCGTTCCATGATAGATCCTCCACTGATATTTGATATAAGCAACTATAACACACAGACTATTTGAAAGAAAGGAGGCGGTCTGATGGCGCTGGACGCCAGAGAACAGGCATTCGTACACGAATATATTATAAACGGCGGCAACGCGTATCAGGCCGCTTTGAGCGCGGGGTATGCGAAATACACTGCAAAGATGGCTTATGAATGGTTGGAGCAGACTCGACCAAACTCGACCGATTCTCGTCATCTTCCTTATAAGCCTGAGTTGGCCGCTGCCATCGACGCCGAGCTCAAGAAGATCGAGGACGCGAAGATCGCGGATGAGACCGAGATCCTCCAGTACCTGACTGCGGTAATGCGACGTGAGAAGACCGAAAGCGTGGTTGTGACACTGCACGAGGAACTGACAAAGTGGGTGCCGAACAAGGACACAGGGAAAAACGTGAAGCAGACGGTTAAGCGTGAAATACCGCAGATCGTGGAGATCCCGACGCGGATCAGCGACGCGAACAAGGCCGCGGAGCTCCTCGGCAAGGTCCGCCGGATGTTCTCGGAGCGGGTGGATCTGAACATATCGCCTGTAGTACTTACGGGTTATGATGATGTCGAAGACTGATCAGAAGATAAAGGTGAGCATCCCGGAGCGTGTCGGCAGGGGCTATGGAGAATTCTGGAGATGCAAAAAAAGATACCGCGTCTGCAAAGGATCCAGGGCGTCAAAGAAGTCGAAAACCACTGCACTGTGGATCATTGCCAGCATGATGGCATATCCCGGAGCTAATACGCTGGTTGTCCGCAAAGTCTTCCGGACGCTTAAGGACTCCTGCTACACAGACCTTAAATGGGCGGTGCACCGGCTTAAGGTCGATGCCTGGTGGAGCTTTAAGGAGTCGCCGCTTGAGGCCACCTTTCACGGACCGGACGGAGAGCAGAAGATCTATTTCAGAGGCCTTGATGATCCGCTTAAGATAACTTCAATTGCGGTCGAGAAAGGCGTGCTTTGCTTCCTCTGGATCGAGGAAGCATATGAGATCATGTCGGAAACAGATTTCGATATGCTTGATGAGTCTATACGAGGCGAAGCGCCTGAGGGACTCTTTAAACAGATAACACTGACATTTAATCCCTGGAACGAGCATCACTGGATAAAGGCTCGTTTTTTTGATGTCCAAAATGACAACGTCCTGGCTATGACGACCAACTATCTATGCAATGAGTGGCTCGATGAGGCTGACCGGCAGCTGTTCGAGGACATGAAGATAAGGAATCCTCGGCGGTACAATGTCGCAGGCCTTGGAGAATGGGGCATTGTTGACGGCCTTGTTTATGAGAACTTCCGGGAAGAAAACTTCACGCTTGAAGAAATACAAAGACAGTATCCGGATCTGCAGGCAGGCTTCGGGCTCGATTACGGATATACCAACGATCCTTCGGCCCTTTTCTGTGGATACATAAGTCTTTCGGCAAAGAAGATCTTTGTATATGACGAGATGTATAAAAAAGGACTGTCGAATAAAAAGATCTTCGATGAGATCGTTCAGATGGGATACGCGAAAGAGCGGATCACCGCCGACTCTGCAGAGCCGAAGTCAAATGACGAGCTCAAAAGCTACGGCCTTCGCATAGTTCCGGCAAAGAAGGGTCCGGATTCGATAAACAACGGGATCCAGTGGATACAGGAATTCGAGATCATTATTCACAGGCGGTGCGCGAACTTCATGACAGAGATAAGTAATTATACGTGGGCAAAAGACAAGTTCGGAAAGAAGCTTAACGTGCCGATAGATGAATTCAACCATCTGATGGACGCAATGCGATATGGACTTGAAAGATACATCGTAGATAAGAGACCGAAGCTTAAGACCTTCAAAGGGGGCATTTAAAAATGAACAGGACAAAGAAACCGTACCAGCTGCCGGCTCCGCTGCTCTGCACTGCGGAGCTTGTAGAGAGCGGCATAAAGATGGAGACGGTGAAGAAATATATAGACAAGCACGAAGGAAAGCTGCAGAGATACAGATACCTTGAGGCCATGTTCAAGGGCTTTCATGATGTATACCGTCAGCCGGAGAAAGAAAGCTGGAAGCCGGACAACCGTCTTGCGGTAAATTTTCCGAGGTATATAACAGAGACCTTCATGGGATACGCATACGGCATACCGATCAAGAAATCACATCCGGACGAGGCAATAGACGAGGCTATAAGGATCTTCGAGGATGATAACGAGATCACGGATCATGAGTATGAGCTGTTCCGGAAGGCGTGCATATACGGCCATGCATGGGAGTATTTCTACCAGAACGAAGAGACAAAGACAAGGATGACGGTATGCAGCCCGATAGAGCTGTTCACCGTATATGACGACACACTGCGGAACCGTGCGTTGTTCGCGGTCCGGTACGGTTATCACGAAACAGACGCAGGCTTTAAAGGCAGCAGATACGGCGAAATCCTCACAAGAGACGAGATCATTACCTTCGACGGAGACAAGATTACAGAGCGTAAGATAAATCCTTACGGCCTTATCCCTGTCGTGGAGTACCGGCTCAACGATGAACGCATGGGACTGTACGAGACGGTAACTGGCCTGATTGAGGCTTACAACCACGTCATCGGTGAAAAGGCGAATGATGTGGAGGCTTTCGCGGAAGCGTATCTCGCAGTCCAGGGGGCGGAGCTTGATGAAGACAATGTCATGAGGATCCGCGATGAGCGCCTTATAAACATCTACGGCACCGACGATGCCAAAGAAGTGCTGATACAGTTCCTTCAGAAGCCCACGGCGGACGGGACGCAGGAGAACCTGCTGAACCGGCTTGAAGACCTGATATATGAGACGTCGATGGTAGCTAACATCTCAGATAAGTCATTCGGCTCACAGGTCAGCGGAACTGCGCTGGCTTACAAGCTGCAGGCCATGAGCAACCTGGCATTGGGTTTTGACCGCAAGATCGAGAAGTCGCTCCGAAAGAGGTATAAGATCTTCTGTTCGCTGTCCACAAACGTACCGGATCCGGATGCCTGGCGGCAAGTGGAGATCAGGACGACCCGCAACATACCGAGGAACGTGCTGGAAGAAGCGCAGACCGCTGCCCAGCTTCAGGGCATGGTATCAAAAGAGACACAGCTCTCAGTCCTGTCGATCGTGCCGGACGTTCAGGCGGAGATAGAGCGCCTGGAAGAAGAGGCGCCGGAGATAGACCTCGGATTTACAAGGACCGAAGCCATAGGCTTTGAGGTAGGTTCTGACAATGGCGAAGAGAACGAAGACGAGTGAAGAATACTGGCGTGACCGTGAGAGGGAGAACGCCGAAAAGACAAAGCTGACAGAAGACGAATATGTCAGGGAGATCAACCGCAAGTACGCGTATCTGCAGGTGGAGATACAGAAGCAGATAGACGGGTTCTTCAGGAAGTATGCCAGGGACGCAGGGCTGACGCTTGCCGAGGCGCAGAAGGCCGTGTCAAAGATGGACGTAGCTGCGTTTGCCGAGAAGGCGGCAAAGTACGTCAAGGAGAAGGACTTCTCAGATAAGGCGAACGCGGAGCTGAAACTTTACAACGCCGCGATGAAGATCAACCGGCTTGAGATGCTCAAAGCGAACATCGGTCTTGAGCTGGTAGACACTTTCAACGATATCGAACAATCTTTCGACAGGAACCTGACCGATGCCGCGATCGCTGAGCTTGAGCGGCAGGCAGGAATACTTAAAGATACAGTAGGTGACAACGCAAAGGCAGCTCGTACCATAGTAGGTGCGAGCTTTAATAATGCCCATTTTTCTGACCGGATCTGGATGTATCAGGGGATGCTGAAGAATGAGCTGGACAGCCTTCTTCTAAACGGGATCGTCCAGGGACAGCACCCGGACGAGCTGGCGCGTCATCTGGCGAAGCGGTTCGGAGTATCGCGGTATAACGCCGAGCGCCTTATGCGCACGGAACTCTGCCGCGTCCAGACAGACGCACAGATGCTCTCCTACGAGAACGCCGGTT